GGTTGCAGCAGTCACGGTAGCGAGTGGTGTGTAGTTCCCTATGAACAAGCCGATATACCAAAGGGGTTGTGCCGCTCCGCCAGCAAACGTGACGCTGTTTTTGTACGCCACACCTTCTTGTGTGAGCAGGTTTTCACATGAGAACGAATCAATCACTACACCATCGCGCAGGACTTCGATTTCATACTGGCCAATGTTGGTAGTCACTTCATCAACTGGATTCATCAAAACATTCATACAGGTACTCCTCCACGGGAAATAAGTTCAATTTCAAAATTGTCAACGGCCTTAAACCGCGTATTTGCGCCGTCATCGGCTGAAAGTGATGTAACGTACTGTGTAGTGCCATCAGCGCGTCGAAGCATGGCCGCGCCTGATTCACCCTTTGGCATAACAACCTTGGCGCTAGTCACGTCCGTGATTGCTCCGTTGCTGTCGCCGCTAACAATTCCACTGTCCGTGGTGAACAAGACGTATGGAATTCCAGCACCGCCTGCATCACTTGGGTTAACGACTATTGCCGTACCTTTTACCGCTTTGCGGCTGGTGAGGGTAGTCTTTGCCAAGTTGGCAGGATCATTGCCTTGCAGCCAGTGCGTGCCGGTGCTGTCGCTTACGTAGATGCCGTTGTCCAAGGCCGCACACATCGTTATTTCTCCGGCCATGCGGATGAAGTTTGCCCGCATGTCGAACCACGAATATGAAAACGGGTCGCTGAAATACAGCGTGTCGTAGTCCACGGCCACGGCACGGGCTTTGAATAGGCGAATGATGCTTGCATTTGGGGGCGGTTTTTTGAACAGCGACTTGAGCGATTCGGTGTAGCTCGAAGCCGTAATGACCGTGCCGATTGCGCCATTGATGACTTCGCCGACTTTCAGGAACTCCATGCCGTCAGGCCGCGTCATGTAGATGTTGAGGCTGATTACTTCCGGGTCTGCGCTTGCGCTCAGGCCGGTAATCGCAATACCGCCCGCTGCTGTAATCGTGGATACATCACTTGCGCCCGATTCTTCGCCGCTACTGCGGACATAGGTAACGCGGACTTGGTATGTTCCTTGCACAAGTGAGCCGCTGGCTGGCGCAAGAGTGAACCCGCCGGACGGAATTTGAATGCCCCACAATGCAGGAGCAATGCCTCCGCGAAGCACGCCCTTTTGGTATCCGTTTACCCAATACACATCACCGTTAATCAGTTCGTAGCTGATTGGGTCGTTACGCAAGCCATGAGCGATAACCTCATTGGTATTATTGGTGCGGCGGTACAGCGTGCCGTTTCCGACGAAATAAACACCCAGGGCGCAAGCCCAAACACTGTGAACCTGCCCGTCAAAAATCTTGGTGAACCCATCGCGGCGGCGCACACTGGCCGCGTTCGTGATGTCCACGTTGAATGCTTCGGACAGAGCATCCTTGGGCAGGCGATCTGCGCGCGTCACATTGTCGTACCCGTGCGCGAAGCCAGCGTAGGAATAGAGCGGTGCGGCGCGTGGCGGTTTGGGCTGGGTCATCGCTTAACCATGCACGTGTTCATATGTGGTATACACAATGACACCTTCGACAAGCGCAGCACTGATCGGATCAATTATTACGGTTGTGTGTGGGTTGCAGTTTGCGTTTAGCCACTCGATCACCGGCTTAGTTAATTGCTTGAACTCTTTAGCTTTCTCTTCTGTTGTTTTCGCAGTCATGGTTACAAATCCGTGCTCGTGTGAATCATATCCAGGCCTTGTTGTGGTGAGGCTGATCGGCTCGCGTTAATCGTCGCAAGTCGGAATCAGGACGAATACCGAAATACTGCGTGAAGCGAGCGAGCGCTTGTTCTGCGCGGTTCGGGTCGAATGCGTCTGCATCAGGAACAGAGAACCCACGATACAGCGCCCAATAGGTAAGTTGCTTGTGGTGCGCGTGGTAAATCTCAGGCGAGTCGGTATTGATTGCCATCTGTGCAAACGGCAGGCGGTAGCCTTCCAGGTACAGCGTGCCGGATTCAACAGGTGTGGGAACGATACGAATGCTCTTGTCCTTCTGGATAATGTGAGCGGGTTTGCCAGTCAGTTCGCGCCAATCGGGTAGGTAGGCATCCAGTTCTTCAATGGAAGTCATTCCGAGCTTGGTGCGCGAAACATCGCCTGGCCGCTTGAATGCCACATACTCAAGCTCATATAGCGAAGGGTGCAGCGCGTAGGACGCTGTGCCCGCAACTACAGCAATCTTACAGATCGCCGGGTCGTCGCACTCCTGAATCAGTCTTCCACGAATACACGCTTCATCTACAGCCTCATTCAGCCATGGGATGATTTTATCGTTCGTCCATAAATACGGTGTCGCGCTATCGTTGGATGACGTGCGGAAATCAGCAATCAGTTCAACCAGGTTCATCGCACACCAAACTGTTCAACGAGATTGGACACTTCCATTTGCAGGTCGCCCACCTTTCGGCGCTTGTCCAGCTTCACAGCATAAAGCTCTGCGTAGGCTTCTAACGAGTCCTTGTCCATGTTCATGATGGTCAACAACATGCCTTCTTTAAGACGCTCTTCGTCGTCGTCGCGCTTCTTGTTCGACGCGATAACGGCGTGAACATCTGCCTCAATATCGGCTGCTACCTTGTCGGATTTTTTGAACTCGACAAATGAGCGCAATAGAATTTGTGCGTCCATTTCTGGAACGCGCTTGACATCACCAGTCAACCAATCGTTGCGCAGGCTAGTACTGTCTTTGTAAGGCTTTCGGCCTACATATTCCAAAGCAATGAGCTTCATAGTCACCTCAAAGGCCGAGCAATCCGCCCGGCCATTTATGGATTAGTCCTTGATTGCGAACACAAGGAACTCAATCTCGGATACCTTGGCATTGGCTGCGCCTGCAATGGTCATGGTCAGCCAAGCATCCTTTCTAAGTGCCAGACCTGATTTAACCGTTGCATTACGCAAGCGCGCTGCGGCAGACATGACCAGTGCTGCGCCAAGGTATGCGGCATCTTGCGGTGCGGCTGGCACATCCACGCCGTCCGCGTAGATGAAGCCAACTTTTGCAGTTACAGCAGCGGTCATTGCGGTCTTGATGATGACCTGGCTATCCACGATGCGGAAACCCGCAGGGATGATGTCGATGTTAACAACATCGCCAATGCCGATTGCTGCGGATGAATCACCATTGATAACCGCGCCCGCAGCGTTGGTGGTCAGGGTGTAGCGGAATACCGCCAGATTGCCGTAGGGAGTAGAGCCAAGGCGGTTAGCCTTATCGCCTACGCCAAGTTTAGTGATGGTTGCCATAATCGAATCTCCTGATTAGTTGCGCCCCATTAGGGGCGCGGATGATTAGCTGCGTGCGCCGATGATGCGAACTGCGGTATCAATCGCCACAACGCCGTGGTCGGTGAAGTGCTTGATGCCGTTACCTTGGTTAACCAACCAGCGAACCTTGCTCGCGCCCTGGATTGCGCCGATCAGAAGTTCCATCTTGTCGTCGAAGTCGAAACTCTCCTCTTTCCAGAAGAAAGGCATTCCACCGTGGCCTGATGCAGCAAACGCCTGAGCGATAGCTTGGCCGCCGAGCAAGATAGCGCGGTCGATGGCGTGGGTTGTGCCAAATGCAGCGTCAACGGTGCAGGTGGATTCAGTTTCGCTGGTATTCGACGCGCAATATCTGATGGTGTCGCCCGCGTAGAATCGAATTGGCTTTGGCATCTTCATGATGATGATGCCGTTCCACAGACCGACTTCACCGAGGAACAGCGGGTGATCCTTGGCAGCCTTGGCGCGTTGCATGGCGTTAGCGGTGAACTGGCGGAAGTTGGGGTCTTGCGCAAATGCGAAATACTGAGCCGGGGACACCAGCAGGCAACGCAATGGCGAATCTTCGGCTGCTACATCGCCTGGGATTTTGATTGCCGGAGGGGGCAATGCAATTGATTCCATAGTGGTGCGAATCCCGTCAACCACGTTCATGTTCAAAACGTCGGTTGAGGCAATGTCGCATACGCCTGCGATCTGGCCGAAAGGCAGGATTCCATTCGCACCGTCCGCCATGTAGTGACGGTTTTTGGTCGGCGCTCGAACTGCGTTAACCACAGTGTCGGCATAGTCTGGGTGGTCTGCCAGCGGCACGCGCCACTCGATGTTGCTGTGATAGCCGCGAGCGCCAGCCATATGAACCAACAGCGATTGGTCGAGGTATGCGTCCATGAAGCTTTGAGCAACAGGACGGCCAACTTTACGGAAATCCACTGGTGAGCGCAGGCCAGTCATGGTGTCGCTCAAGTCCACTGGAAAACGCGCTTGGTCGGCACGAACGCGGGATGTGTCGTAGCTCAAACCGTTGCCTTGGCCTTCTGCGGTGCGGCTACCCATGATTGGATACGCGCCTACTGGTTGCAGGAACTGGAATTCAACTTCATCGCCCCTGCCGCGTGACAAGTCGATGGTTTTGACGATGGGAAGATCGGTAGAGGTTTGCTTGCGCAGGACTTCACCGGCACGGGCTTCGCCTTGTGGCATCGGGCCACTGAGACGGCCAAGGGTTGAATTGCGTTGCATGGACTGAGCGAACAGACCAGCGGCGAGGACACGTTGCTTATCTGATGCCGTCGCCAAGACGGTAGTTTTTGTAGACATTTTCTATCTCCTAGATTTGGTTCATGAGCGCATCGAGTTGCTCTGATGTCATGTTTTGCATACGGTCGAGCAATCCATTGGGATTGCCTGACATTGAAAGAATCTGGCCTGTTGCGTCCTGCGGCGCTGCTCCGGGCACGCTGGATAATGAGATTGGAACTTGCAGCGGGCGCACATCCGGCGCGGCGGCTTGGTTTGTGGCTTGCTTGAACGCGGTGAATACGTCGATAACGTCCTTCATTGATCCATTGGTAAGCGCATGGTCAACGCCGGGTTGTGCGAATGCTGGCAGCGAGGCTTTCCAACCTGCAAACTGCGCAGATTCCACAATATCGTCTGCGTCGGGGTGCGCTTTATAGATTTCACCGTAGTGATTCTGCGTTTCAGCGAGCGCCTTGTCCGCGACCAGCGGGTTAAGCATCTGCTGAAATTCACTGCGCAGCTTGGATTCAGTCTGCGCAGTGATTTGGCGAGTGAGCGTCGCGATACCTTTAGCTAGAGACTCTTCCGAGAAGTCACCAAAGATTTCAGGGTTAACGCCTTCTTCGATTGCCTGGATTGCTGCGCCTAGATTTTCATCTGGCCGCGCTTGAGTGATGTTGGATTGTTGCTGTGTAGTCAGTGTGGCGAGTTGTTCGCGTAGGGCGGCGGCTTCTTCGCGCAGAGCATTCCGCTCGCTTCGGGCTTCGACCAGCTTTTCATACGGAATAGTGTAATCACCGGACTTTGATGCAATCGGTGCGCCTTCCACTTCCGTGTCGGCTACTTCGATAGGTGCAGCTACTTCGACGGCATTGGACTCCTCCAATGTACCGTTCATTGCAGCTTCAAGAATTTCAGAACTAGAAAAATCAGACATGCGTAGCTTCTCCAAGCTGTTTGCGTGCCTACGTTTTATCTAAGCCGTCAAGTAAAGTAAATTCTTTGCCTTTTTTGCAGATTTTTGGCATGAAAAAACCCGGACTTGCCGGGCTTATTGGTGTGGTGCGTTAACGCTTAGAGCGGGTGCTTAGTCATGCGCGGCCAGTATCGAGGTAGGTTTTCTTGTCTGTACAGGCGAACTCTCTCTTTAATACGTTCAGGCTGTTCAGGTACTCGACAAGCTCTGCAACTTCCTGTTGACAATACCACGCTCAACAAGCGCTTCCTTGTTGCATCGTGCCGCGTCTCGCACTCGTCACGCTCTGCGCAAACGGAAGCTATATGCTTTCTGTGTCTGGCCTCAACCTTGTCCACGTCGCACATAGCGTGAACCTGCATCCGAATGCGAAGCGGTGTTTTCCCGTCTGCGTCAAAGTTAGGGATATTGAAGCCGTCAAGAATGTCATGCGCGTCTTTCAGTTCTTGTGCGTCTTGTTTGAATGCCTCGTATTGCATGGAGTCACTAACAAACCGTGTGCGAACAATCTCCTTACCTTCTGCTTGCGCCAGCACACGCTGGACGCGCTCGTATGGCGTTAGAGGTCTTCCTTCTACTTCGCTTTCGATGCTCTTGCTGTCTAGCAGTGACATGATTGCTTCGACCTCACTCTCGCCGCCAAAAGCAACAGAACCGTGCTGTTCACTTGGTAATTCATCCAGCCCCATAGATGCGCGAATACGATTAACTTCTTCGTGTGCCTGCGTCTGCGTCTGCCCGACTTGAACTTCACCGTCCATTTTATCTTTTTTATCTTTTTTATCTTTTCGATCCCATTTAAGCAGGCTCCCATTTTCGCCAATGTGTTCTTTCACAGCTTTGGCGAAAGCATCTTCTTCATAGCTTAAATCAATACCTACAGAAGATGCGTTGAGAATTACAGAAGATGCGTTGAGAATTTCAGCCTCAATAGCCTTAGCCTGCTGCCATGTTAATGCTGCTTGCGATAAGGCTAGTATGGTGGATGCCTTATGTCTTTCGCTTTCGCTTTCGCTTTCGTGTCGCGTGCCACATCCAATATCCTCAAGCAATAAGTCAATCGCTGCCTCGATCTTGTTCATCATGTCATTCACCTCATTTAGGCTTGATTGCCTTGCGCGATTGTAGCGTATTTTTTGCAAAAAAACCCGCGAATTGCGGGCGATGAATAGGGTGCGCGGCCTACACAGCGTAACAGAGCAAACCGCCATACTGTCCGCGCTCAGACTTGCGTTTGCCGCGCCGAATTACGCGATTATCCAAACATTCGCCGTCATAGCCTGATTACATAGAGCGAAAACACGGAGGCGATCAAGGCTAGTCGCTCGTGCTGGCTTCAAATAATTTAACTCTTTGGTCGCTTGTAGCCTAATTCGTCTTCTATGGCTATAGCCACCTCCTTTAATGCAATTCTGATTGCAGCATTAAAAAGGGCTTCGGTGGCACTTTTACTGTCTTTTTGGTATTTATCCGCCGCCTTTCTTAGTCGGTCGGCCAGCGCATCCATGTCAATTTGCTTCATATTCACTGGCTCATTGTGGTTAATCAGATGAACTAATCATATCAGATTATCTACGACTTGTGGCGTTTCAATCCCGGCCATTGGCGATTCGGGCATCTGAGGCACTGGCGGGAAGGCGGGTGACGTGTTCTGCGGAACGTCTGGCATGGTCTGTGGTATGACTGGTTGCGGAAAATCTGGATCGTCGCCCATTGGATTAGGGCGCGTGTATCCAGCCGAGGCCATGATGACATCGGCCACGGGTGCAATCTGTGGAATAGCCGCAACCTGGCTCGCTGCCTGCATGGCTGAATAGCTTGCCTGCACGCCGGTTTGCACTGTTTGCGCTGCCAGCAGCTTCTCACGCGCAGCCACTTCACGCTCACGCAAATCTAGCTCGCGCATTTTAACCTCCATCTGCAACTCCGCCTTGACTTGTTCGCGGATTTGTTCGGGCGATTGCTGCTCGCTCGCTTTTCTCAGCACCTCGACCACTTGCTTCTTGCGTGGCAAATCCATCAAGTCAATCAAAAACGGCATCGTCGCCTGTTGTAGCTGTGGCGGCATTGACTTGATTGTTTCGGATAGTGAGTTAAGTTGTTGCGCGCGGAATGATGAAGTGCTTGGCACGTCCTCTAGCGCGACTGTCAACCTGGCTCGCTGCACGTCATTGCTCATGTAGGGCGTGCCAGTGTGCGGGTTCATCTCTGGCTTGTTGAGTACGATTGTCCGCTCTGGATTGATTGTGTCGCCCTCGATAACAATCGTCTGCTCCTCTTCGCCCATGTCATGCGTGATAAGCGCCATGAGTAGCTCGCCAACAAGTTTACGAGCGTCCTTGAAATTGTCCATTAAATCAGCAATCGAGACCTGCGACTGCTCTAGCTGCGTCTGTTCTTGCACGCCAGACGTTGCCGTGCCCTTCTGCCCCATGAATGATGATGATACGCCGCTAACTCGCTCTATAGCGCGGCGGCTGTCATCCATTAGTTGAAACTGCTGGCTGTTGAGTTGAAAGTCGCGATTGACCTCGAATCGTGCGCCCGGCAGTGCCATGTGTTGCGCGTCAAGGATAATATCCGCGTCCACGCGAGAGGACATTTGGCGGAACATCTGATCTGTCATCGCCACCGCGCCGTCTGTACGCACTGTGCGGCTGGAAGCCATACCCCAGCGCAGCTTGCTTATTGATGCGTTCAGGTTATCCTGCGGGAAAATCATGTCGCGCACGAGTCCAAACGGCACGCCCGTCATGTCCTCTTTATATCCAATCATGCGGACGTATGGGAATTTGTCGTGCGGGTGTGGGGTCTGTCCGTCGTGTAGCTTGTGTGGCCCCATGAAGTAGGCCATACGCATACGCGGGATAATCTGCTGCTCCAGTACGCCGCGCTTTGCTTGTAATACGGCTTGGTGCATGGGATTTGACTTATCGAACTCAACTGTTCGTCCGTTGTGTGCCCGCAGAATCACGACCGTCTGCCAGCGGCGATACCATAGCTCCGTGATACACACCTGCTGATTTTCGATGTTGTACCAATGGTCTTCGCCAACTGTCCATGCTCGCTCTGTGTCCATGGCCTGCTGGAGGCCGGTACTCTGTCCGCCATCGAAAAGCACGCCAGACACTTCGCCGACCCATTTATCATGCGACGTAAGGATGATTTGTTCATGCTGGGGGAACATGCGTGCCGCGCGCTGGCGATCAATCCAGCGGCGGCGGTACATCCAGCGGCAGTCAGATAGGTCATCCTCCTGTCCTTGCATATCCCACCAAATTTCATTGCGGTTGACTGCTCGGCACTTGTACGGGAACTCAATCGTGTTTGATGCGCGAGTGACCTCGATCCAGCCAATGCCTACAGCGGCGGCAGGTTTGAATGCGTCGCTAAGTGCTTTATCAGCGCCGCTGTGTCGTTCGGCCTGGTTAAGTTTGTAGTTCATCGCGTCGGCAATGTCTTGGCCTTGCGGGTCGCCGTCAGGAGTAACGCGCCAGTCCGTGCGTGTTTTGGCTTCGTAGCCGCATACGGCACGGATAGCGGGGCCGATGATATTTTCCTTGGCTGGTGGGATTCCAAGCAAGCGCTGCCGCTCCAGTAAGTCACTCGCAAGCTGGTTTCCGTCTGCGTAGTCGATTTCCCGGTCGGCTGTAGCTCGCCACGCCGGTTGATAAATCGCCTCACGCACAATCTGCGCCCATTCGTCTTGAGTGATTGGCTCGTCTTCGGGTATCAGGTCGGTGTCGTATAGGTTAATCATTTACGTTCTCCAATCCGGGGGCGGGGGCATTTCGTAGTTGGGGGTATCGTCGTTGCGCATAAGTTCAATCGACTGTCCGATGTATCGCGCCATGTCTGCGCCGTGGCTGAATTCGTCGTGCAGCGGGGCGTTTGCTTCGCCGGTTTTAACGAGGATGTCGCGGCGGTAGCGCTTTAGGCACTCGACAAGCCGCGTGGTTTTTCCAGCGTCAAAGTACATGCGGGGGAAAATCATCCGCAGAGCTTTGATGCCCTCCTCGATACCTGCTTGAGCAAGGACAATCGGCTTTCTGCCCATTTCCCGTAATAGCTGCTCAGTGCTTTTCCCGGTCTGAAAGTTCTTTGCCCGGCCATCGTGCGGGATGAAGTCATTGCCGTAGCGGTACGGACGCTTTTCAATCTGTGCCACATACCAATCCAGCGTGCGGTGCGAGTCCTCGATGTAGTCGATGATGCGGATTTCTGCGTGCGTTTTCTGCACAAAGCCGATGGTCATCGAATCATTCCAACCTAAATCCCACACCGTATGCACGGGGATGGCTGGGTCGTATGGCACGTTGCGAATGCGCCCATCATCAATGAGTGATTGCATTTCGTGACGGTAAATCGAGCCAGCGGCCACGGTGCGCGCCTTGCCCTCCCAGATGTGCTGATAGTCGGCCTCGTCCATCGTGCGCTGCGCCTTAACTCGCTCTTGCTCCAATACTTCCGGGAACCACGGATTGTCGCGCCAGTTAATCGGGCAAACCCATGTGTCATCGTCGGCGTTAAGGATAAAGCGCTGGTACGTTTCGTCCGTATCCATGTCCGGGTTAAGTGTCATCCAAATTTCAGAACCATCGGCGCGGATGGTCGGAATGAGTGTGTCCCATGATTTCTTCGACACGCTCTGCGCTTCCTCTACCCAAACGATATTCACGCCTTCAAAAGATTTGATTGAATCAACGGTGTGCGACTGCAATCCAGCAAACACAATCAGCGAACCGTTAATGCCGCGTATTTCTGTATCCAGCGCTGTGTAGAACGCATCCAGTCCAAGCGCGGTTATCTGGTCTTTCAATAACCGGTGTACCGAATCTCGCATGGATTTCTGCACTTCGCGCGCACAGAGGATGCGCAGCGGTGATTGTGCTGCGAGTATCAGCAATGCCCTGGCTGCTGCCCAACTCTTACCTGATCCGCGACCGCCGTGCATGACTTTGTACCGCTTCGGGCTGAACAGCGGTTTGAGCTTTGGGGGGAACTTGGCTTCAATCACCGAACGTCACCGATACAGCGGGGAGCTGATTATTGACCTGTATGTTGGTTTGGCTGTCGGGCGCTTTGCCGAACTTCACTTCATGCTCTTTAGCTATTGCGTCCATCGCAATTTTACAATCCATTGGCACAATCTCGCCTGCCGCTTGTCGTCCACGTATCGAATCCATCAAGATGCCGCGAACCTCGGTTAAATCGCCGTGAATATCGGATTTTTCGTCGGAAACGGAATCAAGGCTGCGTGCTAACTTTTCCGTGCTAACTTTGCTAACTTTGCTAACCTCAGCGATTGCCTGTCTTGATGCAACCCTTGCGTCAACGTATGCGTCAACAATATCTTTTTCTAGCTTCTGCCATTCCTCGGCCTTGCTCTTCTTGATGATTGCAGCGTCCGAAACACCGTGCTTTTCAGCAAGCTGCCTGTAAGTGTAGTGCCCTGTACACCAATCAGACCTCACGTTCTCCCAAGCGTCTTCGTTAAGTCTGGCCATCACACACGCTCCATAGCCGCATCAAGTGCGGCTGCTGTGTCTGCAAAATACGGTATTTTTCTCATGCTCGCATGATGCTGATTTTTTGCTGAACATCAAGTCTTTGGTCATGTATAAGCAAACCAAATAGCATCTATAAGAAAGTCTGATGATTTATTTTAAAATAATGCTTGCGTATCCTACATGGTAGGATATACTAACACCCATAGAGACAAACAACTCTAACCGGCCAGGCGGAACCTGGAGCCTAACAAGCCACCGCACAACGGAAGGCTCAAGGAGATAAAAATGAACCAGATTACTCGCACCAGCTACGGCGAAATTGTAACCACACAAGCCACTCGTGATGCCATCAACGGCGCGCGCGCCATGGCCACACAAGCCGCGCAACGCGGAAAAATCCCAGCTAAATACGACGACATGGAATGGGGAAAGAGCGGAAAAGAGCGCGGCAAACGCATCGGCAACGCCCTCTATCACGAGGTTTATGATTTTACCCCCAACGGTCGCAAGGCACTCATATGCGTGCGCGAGGTTGAAGGTGATCGTTATGGACAAAAAACCACCAGCAAAACTTACTACATCGTAGCTAAGCACGGCGCTGGTGTGCGCGTGACCGAAGCCCCGAAAGCGATAGCAGCTAAAGCGGCCAAAGGCGCGGGCGAGCTAGGTCAAGCCATCGAGGTTTGCGAGGGTAAGGCCAAACTGCATAATCCGGCGCGCGAAATACGCACCGGCTATAAATTTGTCACGCGCAACGACGCGGGCGAGTTAGTTAGCGTTTGGGACGGGTCGGCCTGGGCGCTTGGCGTTACGCGCTCGCAAGGCGCAACCAGCGACCACAGTGGTGGATTTTACTACTATGCGACCAAAAAAGAAGCGGTCAGTGCCGCAAATGAGTCAAGTGTTTTCGGTAATGCGCGCGAGCACCACAATCTTGTATTGGTCGAGGTCAGCGTTACCGGTCGTGAATTTCGCCACGGCGCGAAACGCTGCGCGACGCATATCACCCCTGTGCTAATCGTCGCAGAAAAACTTTAATCAACCCCGCGCCACGGACGGCGCACAACCGAGGAAAAAACCGTGTCGAAGCGCTCAATTTATTTTTCATCCGCACTTGAGGCGATTATAGGCATCGAAGAAGACTCGGCCGAATCACTCTCAGGCCGTGTTAGCTACCTGGTCATGCTCGCCGACCGACTGGTACGTGAGCAGATGCCAGAACTAACATCCTCCGAGTGGGGCGCGATTGTTGATGCCAACATGAATACCTTGCACCAGTACAACCTGGGCATTGAGACCGTGTTGTCCGGTCTATGGCACAACCTCTACGATTTTGCCCATGAAGGGGATGAAAAGTGGGGTGTGGACTGCGAAGCGCTATCCAAGCGCATGAAAGCCATGCCGCTTGGCGCTCAGGCCGCTGTGTTTGAAATCAGCAAACAATTCTGGCAGCGGGTTGATGAGGTCAACGCCGCTGGTGACTACGCGGCGGCATTTAATCGGTAAAGGTTATCAAATTTTGCTTTGACCGAAATGAAAAGGAAATATAAGCCTTGGTATTCGCAAGGCGCTGAAAAATGCCGCCAGCGGCATGGGAGTTGTTCCACATTAAACTTCACGTCTGCCTCAGACAGCCGCGCAAAGAATCTCCAGCCTCATAGCACACCATCTTGCGATCACCGATCCTGACGACATAATCATCGGTATGGAACACCATACCGAAGGTTTGCGTACGCTCCGCCATTTCGTACAGCTCTGCACAACCTGAAAACGAGCTGATTCCGTCAACGGCTGTGATAGGTAGCTCGCCAATCTTCAGCAGGATGTCATCTTTGAATTTCGGTAGCTTTTGGCCTACTTCCAGAGTGTAATTGGCCGTTAGAAAGCTGACATTGATGACGCGCTTCTCTGGCTCCGTATGCTCCGTATGCACTGCTCGTCGCTGCAATGCAAGCAAATCGGATAAATGCGCGTTCAGTGTTTTCTTTGCTTCACTATCCAGCATTGGCAGCGACATCTGCCAGACCGTTGCGGAAATTTCGTCTGTTAGCTCACTCATTGCTTATCTCCTTGGTTTGATGCGACCGCAGCGCACATTACATCGTCACGACCGCTCATGCCAAAAAAAGCACATCGAGCCTTTACCGGATCAACACCAGACTCGATGGCCTGTGCGAGCTTTTCCATTTTTTGTACTTCCGTGTGCCATGCAGATAGAGTCCACAGCATGATAATCATGAGAATCATGAGAATCATCGCAAGAATGCCCATCGTTGCTTTGTCAAAATCACTCATTTATCGCCCCCTGTAATTAAATAAATCTTTATGTCACCACCTTCTTCAATTCTGCCCGCATTTCACTGATAGCGAGCGCCGTAGCGTGCCCGGTTGTGATGTTGATGTGCTGCAATGCGCCACCGGCCAGTGCAGTACCAAGCATGCGGTGCTCCTGCGGATTGAGTTGGAGTACATCGTCCCCGACTTCCACGCTCACCGTGCCGTCCGGGAGGTGGGTTGCACTAATGACCCGCGTGGGGTTGTGCTTGTGCGCGGGCACAAATACGCCGTTCAGCACCCGATAGGCTGCGCCGTTGTCTACCAGATAGGTCATCCGTGCCGCAACTTCGCTTTTACTCTTCCCTGTGGCCTCTTCCAGG